ACGATGTTTTCTTCCCACCAGTCTGATCTGAATTGTACATCCATATCAACTTTATCTCCACCGCCGTAATCAAGTCCTAATTCAGGAATGTCTCCTTTAGGGATACAATCATGGAATGTTCTTTGCCAGAAGATGTCTCCTTTACGATTGAAGTTAGTTACAATCAAAGTACCGATGTAGTCTTTTTTAAGACCTTGCTCACCTGTAAGTGGGTTATAAACTAAACGGAACCAATCACGTACTGTTTTGTAAACATAAAGTTCGTTAGCGTCATTTAAGTTCAAAGAGAAACTTAAGGTAAGATCATTTGTCGTACCTGTAGGAGTTCCTGAAGCATAAGAACGTGTAGCGAATTTATATTTTTGTTCAATAGTATCGGTACCTTTATCTTGAGTTAAACCTGAAATTTTATTAACATGCTCAATCAAAATACTTCCACCTGCAACTGTCGCTGGAGGTAAGATTGTTACTTCGAACAAGTTTTGATAAAACGGTTCGTACCATTTGGTAGCTGCTTTACTATTTAAGAAATGTGGTAAACCTGCCATTTGTGTATAGTTGTTTTTTTATATTTATCTTTAGTCCTTTAAAAAATGGCCGACCGATTAAAGTCGGCCATTATTGAATATTATAGGAAATTACCTGTTGCGATAGCACCTGTTTTAAGAATTGTAGTTCTATGAACTAAGATTCCCATACCTCTAACTGGTTCGATGTAAGTATCTAAGATACCGATATTGTTATCGATAACCTCAGTAGTGTTATTAGACGAATCCATAATGTTTTGGAAGTCGTAAACTCCACCGTCAGAAAGGATTTGTGATAAGAAATTATCAGACAAAGTCTTGATCTCTAAACGGTTTTGAGCAGTATTGAATTCCCAACGGTAATTTTTAAGGATAGCCTCGATACCGTCTTGGATGTATATTAATAACTCTCTAACATGAACTTGAGATAGAGCAGATTTAACTGTTTGTTGTGCAGTTTGGTTAGCATTAATTGTTAATCCAAAACCTTTCTTATTAACGATTGCATTATAACCAAATGGTTCAATAAAATCAAGATCGGTTCTATCAAATGCATATTCAGCACCAACTAATCCAGCTCCTGTTACGATACCTCTACGAGGACCAGCAACTATTGAGTAAGGAAGAGCTAAGTTGTATTTATCGATGTACAAGTTAGATACATGTCCTGCAGGTGGAACAGAAATATTAGAACCATTTTCACGAATAATCAAGTTAGGTCCGTAGAATGCAGAGTAGTTAGATCCATCAGCGATTCCAGGTAAATTGAATACGTTAGAAGGGTTAAGATTTAAGTTACCTCCAGTAGGTATATATTGGGTATCGAATGAAGAGCTAGAATCAAATTTGAATAGTGGGTTAGTACTATTTTTAAATTGCTTAACCGAAGGCATGTTAACGATAGCTAACGATGATTGTTGTGCTTTAGCAAGTTTTGTTAATCTGATTTTCGAAGCTGGTTCGATTTGACCTTGGAATGTATCAACGATGTAACGATATGTAATTACTTCTCGATCTTCAAGAGCTTGAGCAATATTTGAATTGTACATAACATCTAGAATCGCATTTTGACGATCAGAAGTACCATCAGGCATTTGACCATTTCTTAATGTATAACCATCAAGAGTTGCGAATCTGTAGTGACCTACGAAATCAATAATTGATTTGTATCTTTCAATTTCATTTGTAGCAGAGATGAAGATTGGATCGTTGGTAGTGATTGAAATTCTTTTATAATTAGTAGAAAGAGGATTAATATCTTCAACTACTGATATGATTCTTGTTAATCTTGATTTACCAGTGATTGGATCAATATTTGTAGCAGATCCAGTACCACCATGATTCATAACAAGATATTGTCCTTTTAGAATTTGTCCATTGAAACCATTAAGACCTAAAGGACCATTAGCACTGTTATCAACATAAACTGTTGTAACTGGGTTAGTGTATGTACCTGTTAAACCAAATGATTCGTTAAGATCTCCTGTATAAGTTCTGATTGTGAATCCTGTAGTACCAGCAATTACGGTAGCACCTGTTAATCCAGCATATTCAAAAGCATCAATAGTTAAGTAATTAACCAAGTTGTTAAGAACTGGAGATTCAGCACCGAAGATTGAGTTACCAGAGATTCCAGTAGCTCCACCTAAGTTAGAAACTGAAGAACGATTGAAAGAAGCATAACCATAAGGGAATGTAGTTCCTGCAGCACCTAATAAGATTCCATCACCGTCAGTGATTAAACCTGAAAGATTGTTTGCATAGATAGTACTATCAACTCCAGCAACCAGAGATTGGTCAGGACCAGCAGCATCTTTTGCAAGGAAATTTAAGTTATCTAAGAAAGTAATAGAAGCAGTTCCACCACCTGAAGTAGCACCAATACCTCCAATGAAGTACCAACCATTTGCAGTTGAAGTAGGTCCAACAACACCAGTACCAGCAGTAAGACCGATTCTAAGTGTGATAGTATCATTAGATGCATTATATACCGAAGAAATTATTTTTGAATAATTAACGGTTCCTGTAGGTCCAGTAGTAACTTTTTGACTTACTTTAGCGTAAGATGAAGTTGTTAGTGCAGCCTTAGCAGCAGTCCATGTAGCACCAGTAGCATAAGCCGAATAACCCGGACCAGGCATTGTAGCAGAAGGTCCGTAGATAGTTAATGTATCAAAGTAACCGGTAGCACCTG